CTCAAAGTAAAAAGTATCAGGAATTGTCTATACCGTTTGGGTCTGAGGTGTATGATCCCGTGAATATCATATATAATAATGTGGCATTCAACGGGGCAATTAATGTAACAGTTCACAACGAACTTGTGTCTCCTGATGGCACCAGTGGTGTAACCATTATAGCCTATGTGCGTGGTGGTCCCGATTTGGACTTTCAAGTTCTGAAAGAAGGAACGGATTCTATCTCTTCAATGACTTACTTTGCACAAGGTGAGGTAGTAGAACTAGTTGGTGAACTTGATGAAGAAATGACAGATATAGCAGCTCCTTTAAATTTTGGAGAAAGGATAACTAGTGTAAGGGATTTGGTAAAACGATATTCTTTTCACAGATTGTTTGTTGCCGAAGATGGTGCTTCTACACCTTTTGGATTTCTCAAGTATAAATTTGGAGTCCTACCTGCACCAGGTGGGAAACAGCCTTTTGGAGTAGATGTCCTGTATAATCAAGCGGGCCCCGTACCTGTTAATTATTCCAACATGCCTCTTTTATCCTTCTTTATCCCAGGTTATCTGGGTTGGAGAGGGAGTATAAGATATAAGATGGACTTGGAACAAACATCAACTGTTGGACTAACGAATGGTACATTAACCGCGGTCAGAAATGTTTTAGGCAATACCCCAATGACAGCATCTGATTTGGTTTCAACATACACGTATATTGACAAAGATATTGATGCATATGAAATGATAGCCGGCGCTGACGTTAGAAACTCAGGTACAGAAGGTATGGAACTTGCAAAAACCGGAATTAACGGTGTTTTGGAGTATGCCATACCATGGTATAACACCTATAACTTCTGTGTTTCCAATACCTCAGATTGGTCTAAATGGACCAGTCCATTAACGACTCCGGATATGCATCATACGGTGTTTGCAACGAGATTGAGCTCAAATGATTTTCAATATCGACCAGGGCAATTGTTTACATATGTTGCTGCCGGCGAGGATTTCAATCTTATTTGGTATTTAGGTGCACCTCCTATGGAGGCAGCCATATATCCAGCGCCGTAAGGTGTGAAATTTTTATAAAAATCTTGCAGATATGCAAGTTGGTTGGTATCCATTAATACTAAATCTACAGATATGTAGTCTGTTTACCATCAGTACATGGTATTTATATATAGTAACGTGTTTTTATTATTGATCTATTTTTCTTCCCACCCAGGGTTTTTGATCATATACAAATTTTCTAAAAC